TGGGATAGACCAAACTTACAATAATAATGGAGTTATATTATGCCGTTACCTAAGATTGATTTGCCAGTTTATGATTTTACTATTCCATCGAGTGGCAAGGTAATCAGAGTTAGACCATTTACAGTTAAAGAAGAGAAACTACTGTTAATGGCTATCGAGTCAAAAGTGGCTTCTGATATTATATCTACAGTAAAGCAAGTCATTAATAACTGCGTTCAAGACGACAGTATTGATGTAGATAAATTGCCGTTCTTTGATATTGACTATCTCTTTATCTTTTTAAGAGCAAAGTCTGTCGGTGATGAGGTAGCAGTCAATCTAACCTGTAATAATGTATTAGAGAATGGAGAAGTCTGCGGCAATAACTTTGAAGCGCAAGCTGATGTTAGCAATGTTGAACTAGTAAAATATGACGATGTTAATGACGATATCAAACTCGGCCCGGCTGCTGGCGTTAAGATGCGCTATCCAAACTATAGCATTATGCGAAAGATTGAAGAGCTACCAGAGATCGATAAGAAGACACACATTATCGTAAGCTCTATTGATTATGTGTATGATAAGACTGGTATGCATTCGTATAAAGATTATACACCGGATGAACTAAAAGACTTTGTTGAAGGACTGACGGAAGAGAACTACAAGAAACTCGAAAGATATGTAGATTTGTTTCCGTCAATTGCAGGTAGAATAGAAGCAGACTGTCCTAAATGCGGCTTTCATCATAATGTGAGGTATACAGAGTTCTATGATTTTTTTATCTGATCATGGGTCACGATACTCTGTCTAATCATATTAGATCAAACTTTAATCTGATACATCATCATAAGTGGAGCTTGAGTGAGATAGATGGAATGATGCCCTGGGAGAAACACATATACGTTGAGTTATTGAATGCGTATATCAAAGAACAAGAAGATCAGACTAGACAAAAAGAAAATGAACATAAGAACATGATGAGTCAACTTAACAAAAGAAGAATGTAATGGCTTTTAATGTAGGTACCAGATCAAAAGACGTTTTCAAGCAGCTAAAAAAGCTAACACCTAGACAGAGAGTTGATTATGTCAACCGATTTGATCAAGGTCCTGCTACCATTCTTACTATGTTAACTCCTGCACAATTCGCCGAGTTGTTCCCAAATTACTTTCGTAAAGGTTTGCCAGACGTTTCAGGCTTTCGTGACGCTATCTCCAAGAGATCATTACAAAAGCAAGATGACATTAACTTTGGATTAGCTCAAGGTGCTAAGGATATAAAACAAGCAGAGCAAATGGGAACCTGGCGTCGTAGATTAGGCGGCGGCGGCTCAACTGAAAGTGTAACATCATCTGCTGGTGGTCCAGTGACACTACCAACAAGTTCTAGAGGTAAGTATTCTGTTCAACAAGCCGCTGCGTTAGCTAGAAGCGTTGGTGCTACACCAGAAGAGGCACAATTCTTAGGCGCTGTTACCAGAGGCGAGTCAACCGGCGATCCAAGACGACATAATCCTAATGCTGCGACTGGAGATGACTCTTACGGGCTATGGCAAGTTAATATGATAGGCACGATGGGTCAAAGAAGATTGAAGCAATTTGGACTGTCCAGATATGAAGATTTATATGATCCTAGAACAAATGCTAAAGCAGCATTAGTGATTTTAAGAGAACAAGGTAGAAGTGCTTGGGGTGCATATAGAGATATGAGAAGAAGAGGTGAATGGGATGCTGCTTTTGCCGCGGCTGCCGGAGGTATTAATGGTAATGTTGATATGCCTAAGACAGCTAAAGACTTGGAATCAGTATCACAGAAATCTTATAAGTCTGGCGGAGTTTATGGTAACGGCGAATGTGTTTCTTTGAGTAAACACTTTTCTGATTTAGGTCCTGCAAGTCAATGGAAGTTTAAACAAGGAGCAGCAATTGCTCCTGGTTCTATTATTGCAACTACAAGTTATGGTAAAGGCGAACATCCTGGTGGTGTTCACCATGATCAAACACCTGATAAGAAATCCCACTATCATACTGGTGTTGCTCTTACTGCACCAAACTCAAATGGTGATGTTCTTATTCTTGAACAGTTTGTTGGACAGCCTGCCCGTGTCGCTATGGTCAATATCAATAACTATAGGGGCTCGGGTGAAAGAATGGCTGTGGTTGAAGGCGGTGAACCAACTGCCAAATCAATGCAGGCAGTTGAGCTTGGTAGAGGCCTCGCCAATCCTGATCAGTTAGCATGGATACAATCAGGTGGTGCTGCATCTGCTCCGGCTGAAGGAGAACCAGGTAAACCAAACGTAGAGGTCAGACCAGTTCAAGAAGCGCCTACACCTATTGCTAAACCTACAGCGGTATCAACAGAACAACAGCAACAATATCCTGCGGATCAACAGCAATTACAAGAGACTGCTAACAAACAAACAGCTAAAGTTGAAAAGGTAGATAAGTCAAAGAAAACTTTCGACTCATATAAGTTTGATCCTGAGAAGTATTACAATGAGGTAAACACAAAGCATCCTGAAGCAAAGTTCTTTGGCTATGATAAAAATAGAATTATGGGTGACACTTACAAAGGCTTTGAAGAGGCGCAGGCTGCTGGTGCTATCAAATGGAATAAAAAAACAAACGAGATACAAATCTTAGATCCTAATCACGAAAAGATCCAAGCGATCTATAAAGATATGCAGGACAATAATATTGACAGAAATGCTTTCTTGGCAAAGACTGAGGCAGGTGATGCAGGAACAGCTAAGGTTAACAAAGGCAGAAAACGACATGCTGCTGAAGAAATATACAATCCTGAGATTACATCATCAGGCTTGAATAAAGGAACTAAACTTGTAGATTACAAACCATCGATGGCTCTTAGTGAGATAGGACTAACATTAGAACAATACAATGCTCTGAGAGAAGCAAAAGCTGGTATTGAAAGTTCTAAAGGCAATTACAATGTTAGAGGTGGATCAAGTAATAGATTTAGTGGTGCTTATCAGCTAGGTGGAGATGAGATCAAGATGGCTGCTAAGGTGTTGGGTGAAAAAGCACCTGTCACCACTGTCAAAGGAAACAAACATCCAATTGCAACTGACGCTTTTCTAAAAGACTCTCAAATGCAAGAGAGATATCACGAGGCTTTCGTTGTAGCACAACATAGAACTTTGATGAATAATGAAAAGTATGCTGCCATGAATCCAGTGCAAAGATCAGAAACATTAGGCTTTGCACATAACAGAGGTGCAAAAGGAACTTCTGATTTCTTGAATACAGGAAAATCAAAAGCCGACGCATCTGGTACACAGCCACAAAAGTATGCTGATCGTGTTAGATTGCACATGGCAGGATTGCAGAGAGCTATGGACGAAGACACTGGCAGTAAGACCAGAGTTGCTTCAGCTACAACACGACCAACAGCTTCTGGTGAACAACCTCAACAAAGACCACATCCATCTGAGATGTTTATACATCATCAGAGATCAACAGATTTAGCTGCTAAACCTTATGATCCATATACACCAGTATCAAGTGCTACTGTTACACCTACATCAACAACCAAAGAGGTGTTTGATCGTATGAGAAATCTGAATGCTGCTCCTGTTCAAAGAGCGCAGCCAGAGATGTCACGTTCTGTTTCAACTACACCATTAGATATGCCAACAGCGCCAACGCCTGCACCAGAGAAGAATGTAATGAACATGGCACAGACTCCGCCTGATAGACCTCAGCGAGAGGTTGTGGTTGATGCATCATTGCATAGACATTCAAGAGAGTTCCCAACAGCATCATTAGAAAGAGCAATGGGCAAGGCAAGAGGCTTTGAAACCGGATCTGGTTCTGATGGTCATCATCATAGCACAACATCATTAGGTCAATAAAAAAAGAGGGAGATTTCTCTCCCTCCAAGTTTCTCTTAATCGTCTAGATCGGCAAGTTCTCGGAACATTGCCAAGTCTTCGTCATCATCTTCAACTACAGGAGCCTTGACTGCTTTCTTAGCAGCAACAGGCTTATCTTCCTGCCATGGTGCTTCCTCTTCTACTACTGCCTTAGCAGCAGGTCGAGCAGGAGCATCACCAAAGCCAAGCACATCACTAAGACGAGCTTTTAGCTGATCATAAGACTTAAAGTTCTTTGGATCTGTAATATCCTTGAGTGAATACTCAGCCTTCCAAATCTTTTCAAGTTCAGCATCATCTTCTGAAATAGGACCTGGTGCAAGGAATGTTGACTCATCATAGTTTGGAAAACCAGACTGACGGGTCATCTTCAACTTAAAGTTAGCACCCTGCCAAAGATCAAAAGGATTGACAGCTTTCTCGGACTCAAGGTCTGGATTCATCATCTTTGTTAGCTTATCAAAGATTTTCTTACCATACTTGAATAGAAAGATTTTACCCTCGTTAGATGGGTTCTTAGGATCGCTGATTACCTGAATGTTAGAGACATAATGCAAGCGGCGCTTTTGGTCACGGGCTTGTTTACGCTCTGGTGAGTTATCATCAGATGAAGCATTCCAAAGAGTTGAGTTATACTCTGATACAGGATCTTTCTGACCAAGAGTGGTGAGTGACTTTTCAATATACCACTTACCGCTTAACTTGTTCTGAAAGCCATGATCCCAATACTGAACCCATGGTAGAGCATCGTCACCATCAACGGCAGCGCCGGGAAGGAAACGAATAACAGCTAGAGCATTACCTGCCTTATCGGGAGTTGGCTTCCAGTAATTGTCTGTAGTTGTATCTCTATCGTAGGTTGGTTTGTTGAGTTCATCTACCTTCTTGAGAAGGCCTGTGAAGTCTTTGGATTGTTTCTTAAGGTTTGCAAAGTTCATATTATTTCTCCGTATGTTCGTAGTATTTTCGTAGTATCCACAGTATCATCATATAAGTTCGTATTATAACAGGGAACTGAGTCCCTGTCAAGTGGCTCTTGGTACCTTTTCTGAGATATCAAGACCGAGGGTAATGTGAACAACTTTACCCTTTTTAATCTCATAGTCATTATGGTTCATCCACAAGCGGTAGATATACTCTGCCGCATGTTCGACACTATGTTCCTTTATGATAATTTCCATAGAGTCAATTAAGTCTTCTCTTGTCATACCTTTCTCCTATAAAAGATATCTGATGGACTATTTAGTCATCACGCTTTTCAGTATATCTTTCATCTTTGCTTTGTCATAGTCTAGGAATGGTCTATACTTATCTATCTTCTTAGATACCTTGCCCCATACAATATCACCATCATAATGCTTATCAAACTTGTCGGTATAGTCTAGAAAGTCATCTAGGATGACCATCGTTTCTATACTGATCTCCCTACGCAGGAAAAGCAATACAATACGAGGGTAGGCACTATTGCTGACAACGAACGGCTCTCTAAGGCCCTTTCTAAAAGTTCTAGCCAGGTCATTGGTATAGTTATACGACAAACTTTGTCGCCGTCGCAGATAATCAGTGTATGTTCTTTTCGCTTCGTCATCTATTAGTTCCGTTATGTATTGTTTCTCTTCAATCAAATTGGCTATGTAGAAATCACGCAACTCGGTAGCATTATACTCCTTAGCCATCTTCTCAAAGAAGAACTTATCGTTCCTTTTGAGATACGAGTCCCTAGACGCACGAAGTTTACCATTCATACGAAAGAAATCGTAGTTAGCTTTTGTGAAATGAGTCCTCAATGCTATGAATAGCAGAAAGGAACCATAACCTGAAAAGTGTTTCATCAGATAGGTAGTTGTGAGGTATTTGATCTCTTGAGATAGTGTAGGTCTTCGGCTTCTAGTTTAATCTTAGACTTGAGAACGCCGGAGATAAGTTTAGCAGCGGTTTCAAGTTCAAAGCCGGTCTCTTCACAATACATGACAACAGCATCGATATATGGAATATCTTTCATATAGACCAACTCTTCAATTGCCATACTAAACTTTTGCATATCTTCGGCGTTCATCATTATCAACCTTTGTTAGAAACGAACTTGTTTAGTTCCTCAGCAACACGAACAATATCGTTATGTGTTACTGTTGGTAACGTAGGAAACGGACTATGATCCGTAGGTGACACATTTACCAGTGCTTGCCAATCTTGTTCAAGTCTTTGGCGTTCACCCCAAACTCGTTCCGACTCAATACTCTGAGCGAGTTTCAATAGTTCTAGTCTAATTTCATATGCGTCCATGTTAATACTCCTTTGTGTGTTTGTGTGTAAGTGCCGGATTCTGTTTCTAGGCTCCGGCGGGCCCAATGATTATGCTGCTAGAGCAAGATCAAATGATGCAAAGTTATCGTTAGCACCTAACGTTTGCTTTCGGTCTCCTTGAACCCTTACTACGCCCGTCGAAACCCTGGTCGCCCCCATCATAGTAACACCGGGTGCCTAAAGACTATTATAGGACTTATTACGGAATTGAACCGTGTCCGATGTTACTATGGTGGAGGCGGTGGGAACTGCCCCCACGTCCTGAATGTCTATGCCGTTCCTCTCAACGACCTAAGCATATTATTTATTATAGAGTATTTTTTTGGAATGTCAAGCGGTATCTTTCAACTATACCAGCCAACTTGTCCTTATCAGCTTTGTTACTGATAGTTGCTTCGTATAGTTCCGGCTCTAGGATGATATCAGTCACGGTAACATTTCCATGATAGAATGTGTCTATCTCTTTCTTGATGTAAGTTGCTTGTCCATACGCTACAACATCAGAGGTAAGAATGAACAACTGATTATATACCTCATCAATATAGATTTCAAATTGATATCGTGTGGTATACTTTTCAACTATCTCGATAACATCCAGTGGATTGATATCGATATCGTTTATCTTTTGTAGTCTATTCTTGCTGACAAAGTAATAACCATCTGGCTTCTCATCTACAATGTCATCAAAGATAATCTCATCAGTATATGGTGTGGCTGTGTATATGCGTCCATCAGATATTCTAGTCTTGTAGAAACTCTGTGTAGTTGGCATACCGAGATATCTGGGATTAAAGTTATCAATATTATCAGCATTGAGCCAAGTCATAAACACTGGACCACAAACCTCACTACAACCAAATGGACTGCTAATGCTTTTCAAGCTGCCTTCTTTGATAGTCTTACACCACTCTGGACTGATGAATGATAGTATCATTACACTTGTATTCGGTAACTTGATATCACGATTAGCCATGTGGTTAATGATTTCATCTAGCACACCGCCATGGGTACAGAATATTCTTGTTATGCCATGTTTTACGCAATCATCAACAAATCTATGATACTCATCGTATTGCTGATCACCAGGCAATCTACCTTTACCAGCAATGCTGTTATAGAAATAGTGATTCTTACATATCCGATATGACGGTAGAACCAGTGCTAATGTCGCTCCGTGATTAAGTGACGATAAGTGAAGATAATGGTCATCTGGTTCATAGCCGAGTTCTTTCCCGTTATTACTAGAGAGATCATACAGGTATTCGTGTGAGTGTGCGATTAGTTTCGGAGTGCCAGTTGTGCCGCTACTATTACACAGTAGAGCAATATCACCAGGCTGTGCTAGGATGGGACTCTCTTCTGTAGTTCTAAACTTCTTTCTCTGTGTTTCCCACTCTATTGGTCCATAACTCAAAACAACTTTAGAATTGTTTCGATAGTGTTTCATAGCAGTAGAAAGAATAGGACTAGCAAGATAAGATGTAAAGAAGATAAGAAAGTCTAAAGGCAAATGACAATTGCTTTTAGGTGACTGACATTCCTTCTCGTTGTTTGGTCTATGAAGCACCACAAGGCTCATGCCAAGTTCAAAAGCAGCAAACTTGATAGCAGTAGAATGAATGTCCGATGGTATGATACAAGTACCAATCTTATCGCCACGTTTGGCACCATGTGATAAGAGTTTGAGTTTCCAGTAATTGATAAACTCACAAAAGTCTTGTTTGGTATATGTGTTAATTAAAACATCAGCTTGTTTGTTGATATCAGCATGTAGAATGATATCGTCTCTAATCCAATCTCTTGTGATTATCTTCATGGTATCTGGTTCTCAAACTCTTCTAGTAATGGTGCGCCAACACCACGATGATCTTTGGAGTTATTACTGGCATGGCCTACTAGTTGCGTCCCGTATAATACACTCACCGACGGTCGCCACAAGACATCCAGACAAACCCAGACAAAGAAACACCATAGCAATAGCGAGATACACTTTTCTCATAACGGATGCTCCAATCTAAATTGCTTAACCTTATTGACTAACTCTGGTATGTAATCTTTACGCTGTTTCACGAAGACCTGAGGTTCTTCATTATCAACTGATATCAATACCACAATCTGCTTTGCTTTGATGCCAGTCATCTCTTCATACATCAAAGAGTAACAGGTACATTGCTCAAAGTAGTTTAGAATCCACTCTTCTCTTTTTAACTTTAAAGATGTCTTAAAGTC